GCTAAAAATGCATCGGGAGAAAAGGCTAAAATGTATCACTGGTGCGCTAATATGAAGAGCGGACGTAATAAATAACATATATGAAAATCAAAGAATTATTAGAAACCGCTACAGCAGGATCCACTTCGGCAGGTAGTATTGCCACTGTGGATGCTCCACATATTAGCCCAGGGGCTGCTAGGGGTAAGAAAAGTTATATTGGAAGCCCAGGAAAAAGCGGTACTAAAGCACCTCCACAGCCTAAGCCTAAAAAACAAAAGCCTACAGATAATGCTTTGAATATGAAGGGAGTTAGCCTTTTTGGTGGCCCTACAATAAAAAGATAAATACAATACGATTCAAGGAAACCTTAAAATGGATTTTAAATCACTGATCAGCAAAATTGAAAGTATCGATGGACCTATCGATACACCAAAAGCACCCGAAAAGGCTGCTCCAATTCGTTTAGACGAAGATACAGAATTACGTGTGTTAGCAGGAGTTACTGCTTTAACTGAAAGCATTATTGCTGAAAAAGCAGTGAGCAAGGCACAACAAAAATTTATGGGCATGGTTCACGCTACACAAAAAGGCGAAAAGCCAGCAAGTAAAGATGTTGCTAAGGTTGCTAAAGATATGGGCAAGAAAGATGCTAAAGATTTTGCATCTACAAAGCACAAAGGTCTTCCAGAGAAGAAAAAGAAAGATGAATCGTTAGAAGTTGCTGAAGCAAGCGATCGCGCTCCTGCAAAGAAATCAGAAAGAGAAGTTGAACTTCCAAGTGGCGCAAAAGTAAAGGCTACTAAAGTACAAGGGTGGCAAAGCCAGAAAGCAGATAAAGAGTCTGACAAAGATAAAAAGAAAGACGAAAGCATTGATAAAACTGCATTCAAAGAAAAGTTTACCAAGATGGTAGAAGCCAAAAAAGATAAAATGGCTAAGAAAGACAAGAAGATGGACGAAGCAGCCAAGCCAGATTTCTTAGACATGGACAAAGACGGTGACAAGAAAGAGCCAATGAAAAAAGCAGTTGCCGACAAAGGCGGTGCTAAGAAAGACGGCAAGAAAGGTATGTCAGCCAAGCAAGAAAAATTCTTTGGCAAGAAGAACGAATCTGTTAAAAAAGATAAAGCAGTTGTAGCAGAAAGCGTTGAGACAAAACTTAGCCTAAAAGAAATGTTAAAACTAGTTAACGAAAGTGGCGGACAACAAGCAATCGATCCATTAGACAAAGCGTTATGGACATGGGCTAATCGAGTTGCTGTTACTAAAATTCAAGAAAGCCAAAAGGCAGAAATTTTTGCTGCTATGATCTACGAAAGAAACGGTGGACGTTTTGAAATGTATGACGTGTTAAGCGAAGACCAAAAGTAATTTAACCAAATTACTTAAAAAAGCCAGTCCTTAGTTGACTGGCTTTTTTTATGACTATATAATATACTTTTGCAACAGGAGAACAGCAATGGCAAAAATGTATGGTCCAGAAGAAAAAGCCAAATTAGAAAGACTAATCAACGAGGGCGGTAATGTTCTTAGAGAAGTTGAAGACTTGCAAGAAGGTCTAAAAGAAACTGTTAAAGCAGTTGCAGAAGAACTGCAAATTAAACCTTCAATTATTAATAAAGCAATTAAAATTGCACACAAAGACAATTGGAAATCACACGAAGAAGAGTGGGATGAGATTGAAATGATTCTAGGTGTTACCAAGCGATTGCCTGAATGATAAACATATTATATGGAATCATCGATTGGATCAAAGAGGATTGGGAAAGCGGTAGAGTACGTTTTTGTCTTGAGGTCGTTGCTTGGGCTATTTCTATTGGTTGTTCTGTCGTTATGGCACTCACCGTTCCAACCCCACCTCTCCTTATTCTTTACCCAATTTGGATTATTGGTTGTGCTATATATGCTTGGTGCTCTTATAGTCGTGGTTCCTTTGGTATGTTGGCTAATTATATACTTCTTACAACCATAGATACTATTGGTCTTATTCGCATGCTATAAATACAGCAGTAAAAGAAGGTAGGCAGGGCCATAAACCGCACAGTAGGTATTTGCAAGCCAAAAATTGCATAGGAGAAAAATTTGAGTTACGTTGACGCATTCTATGATCGCGACGATGACATGATTCGTGTCGTTGAGCGTGATGACAAAGGCAATAGGAATTATAAAGACTATCCTGCCAAACACTTATTTTATTATTACGACCCTAGAGGAAAGTATCAGTCTATCAAAGGCGAACCTCTAAGTCGAGTTCTATGTAAAAATATTAAAGAACTCCGTAAAGAATTAGCAATTCATTCCAACAAAAAACTTTACGAATCTGATATCAATCCCATCTATCGATGTTTAGAAGATCATTATCTGAATGTTGATGCTCCAAAACTAAATGTAGCATTTTTCGATATTGAAGTAGACTTTGATCCAGAGCGTGGTTATGCATCACCAGACGATGCATTTATGCCTATTACCGCTATTGCTGTTCATTTGCAGTGGATGGACACATTAGTCTGTCTAGCGATTCCTCCAAAAACTATGAGCATGGCTGAGGCTAAAAAAGCCGTGGAAGAATTTCCCAATACCATGTTATTCGATAATGAAGCAGAGATGTTAGATAACTTCTTGCATCTCATCGAAGATGCAGACGTATTGAGTGGTTGGAATTCAGAAGGTTTCGATATCCCTTATACTGTCAATCGTGTCACAAAAGTATTAAGCAAGGAAGATACCAAACGCTTTTGTTTATGGAATTGCTATCCTAAGAAACGTGAATATGAAAAATTTGGAAAGACTGCTGTTACTTACGATCTTGTTGGTAGAGTTCACCTAGATAGTCTCGAAATGTATAGAAAATATACCTATGAAGAACGTCACACTTATAGACTAGATGCTATTGGTGAGATGGAGATCGGCGAGAACAAAACTGTCTACGAAGGCACACTGGATCAATTGTATAACAATGACTTCCGCAAGTTTATTGAATACAACAGACAAGACTGTGCTCTATTAAACAAGTTAGATCAAAAATTAAAATTTCTAGACCTTTCCAATAAACTAGCACACGACTGTACTGTTTTGTTACAGACTACTATGGGTGCTGTAGCAGTTACAGAACAAGCCATTATCAATGAGGCACATCGAAGAGGAATGATCGTTCCTAATCGTAAAAAGATGGAAGAACATGGCGATACACAGGCGGCTGGTGCGTATGTTGCCTATCCTAAGAAAGGTATCCATGAATGGATCGGTTCGCTAGATATCAACTCACTGTATCCTTCAGCAATTCGTGCATTGAATATGGGTCCTGAAACTATTGTAGGACAACTGCGCCAAGATGGTACTAAAGATTATATTGCAGCAGAAATGGCCAAGGGCAAATCTTTTGCTAGTGCATGGGAAGGTATATTTGGTTCATTAGAATATACTGCTGTAATGAATAAAGAAGTAGGTAGAGAAATTACCATAGACTGGGAAGATGGTGGCAGTGATACACTCAGTGCTGCACAGATATATGATTTAATCTTTGATAGCAATCAACCTTGGATGCTATCAGCCAATGGCACTATCTTTACCTATGACAAAGAAGGTATCATTCCTGGACTTTTAGCACGGTGGTATAAAGAACGTAAAGAGATGCAGGCCAAACTTAAAGAATGTATCACTGCTGGAAATAAGATTGAAGAAGAATATTGGGACAAGCGCCAGTTAGTTAAAAAGATTAACTTGAACAGTTTGTATGGTGCTATTCTTAATCCCGGCTGTAGATTCTTTGATAATAGAATTGGTCAGTCCACAACTCTTACTGGTAGAGCCATTGCTCGTCACATGGCAAGTAAAGTGAATGAGATTGTTACTGGAGAATACGATCATGTAGGTAAATCCATTATCTACGGTGATACAGACTCATGTTATTTTTCAGCATTCTCAACTCTGAAGAAAGAAATTGAAAAAGGTACATTACCTTGGACCAAAGAATCAGTAATCGAACTTTATGATACTATAGGAGAAGAAGTAAATGGCACGTTTGTTAAGTTCATGCAAGACGCCTTCCATACACCCAAAACTCGAGGAGAGGTCATCAAGGCAGGTCGCGAGATTGTTGCAAGCAAAGGACTATTCATCACCAAAAAGCGATATGCAGTCCTCTATTACGACAAAGAAGGAAAACGTACCGATATTGGTGGTAAAGCGGGAAAGATAAAGGCCATGGGATTAGATCTTAAAAGATCTGATACTCCAGTAGCCATTCAAGACTTTTTAAGTGAAGTTCTTGAGATGGTACTAAAAGGTTCGCAAAAAGAAGATGTACTAGAATACATTACTGGATTCCGTACCGAGTTTAAAACTAGACCAGGTTGGGAGAAAGGTAGTCCAAAACGTGCTAATAAAATCTCAGAGTATCGAGATAAAGAAAAGAAAGCAGGCAAGACTAATATGCCCGGACACGTTCGTGCTAGCCTTAATTGGAATACTTTAAAGCGTATGATGGATGACAAATACTCAATGAGTATTGTTGACGGAGCCAAAGTTATTGTCTGTAAACTCAAAGATAATCCTATGGCATATACATCCGTAGCATATCCTGTTGACGAACTTAGACTTCCTCAATGGTTCAAAGATCTTCCATTTGACGATGCTGAAATGGAAACTACAGTCATCGATGAAAAACTTGAAAACCTTATTGGTGTTTTGGAATGGGACATCAGTAGCACAAGGTCAGATAACACATTCAGTAAACTATTTGATTTTGAGTAATTTAGCGGTTGCTTTTTACTCACGATCTAAATATAATCTTATTATTAAGGAGAATTCTCAATGAAGGACATTTTACAAGACATCGTGTCTCATACACAAAATCTAGGCTTCCTAACAACTGTTAA